ATGTTTTTAAGTATTTTTATTGTTTTTTCTTTACCAAATTCTACATAGAAATCACTTACATCTTTGGCATTATATATTTCTTTGTATTCATATGGAATAAATACTTTAGGAAAATTATGTTTGTCACTAAGTTTACTTGCTCCATTCATACCACCATCATCATAATCAAACAAGATAACTATCTTTTTAAATCTTTCTCGTAGTTGATGTGCTATTTCGATTGGTATATTAGCAGATTCTGAACCTGGAGCTATAGCATTATATCCTAATTTGTATAATACCATTACATCTTTAAGACTTTTTGTAATAATTAGAAGTTTATCTTTTCGAGGTAACTGAGCCCAACCTTCTATATCATTAGAATTGGTATTAGTTCTCCATTTATTTTTTCTATTAGAACTTAATGGGCGATATATTTTAAACTTATTGTACATTTTATATGCGTACATAGGATTTTTTTTGGTATAGGTATATGGTTGAGGTGTTTCATTAATCCAGAAGTGTGAAATTGGATATACTTCAAAGAATTTTAAATCATTTCTATCTAAACCATATTGTCCCCAATAATCATTATCAGTTTTAGTAAAGTTTTTCCTTTTAATGGAAATAATGGTCTTAACAGATTTTAAGTCTTTTGCTACTGATATACCTTGCACACTAAATGATATTTTATTTTTACATACATCTTCATATATCTTTTTTAATGCTTTATTATAAGTAAAATTAAATATGTCTCTAACAAATTTGACTATATCTCCTGAATCACCTGTTGCAAAATCATGCCACATAAGTTTATTATCCGTTTTACCTTTGAAAAATACAAAAGATGGATTATTGTCATCTCTAAATGGAGATGATATAGCTCTACCTAATTGTATATTTTCTCCAAGGTAATAAGAATACAAGTCAAACTCTGTTGTTTTTTTGAGTATTCCTTCCAAGGATAACTCATCTGTTATATCTTTAGTTTTCCATGTCATTAGTATATTGTATACGAAAATAAAAGGGCAAGGTTACACACCCTGCCCCTTGAATATATATAATACTAGTCCTTAAAATGGTAGTCCTCCTGTTGTTATAGGAGGTAATTCATCTAAAGGATTAGTTACTGGTGTCTCTCTGTCAGCTTTATCCCGTATCATTTTATCAATGCTTAATATTTCAAGCTTTGATTCTTCCTTTGGTACGCTCATTTCTTCTATAAAAGGAACATAATTAGGAAGAGAGGTGTAATTACTGTTAGAATATACGACTTTAGTTCGTACTTTTTTGTTTTTATAAAGATCTCCAAATAATTGGATAGTCTTTAAAGCAAAGCCTTCAAAATCATTTGCTTCAAAATTAAAGGAATCTTCGGGCATATAACGCTTTGCAATATGTTTGATTCTTTTAATTTGGTTGGTAATCTTTTGATTTAGACGTGTTTCGTCCTGATCTCTAGGTTCCCATTCGGTATGTGCTAATTCTTGTCCTCTTTCGTTTTTAAACTCAAAGGCTAGAAATTTATTGCCTTCTTTTGGGCTTTTGTCATACCTAATATTTGTAAGTTCGACATTTTCATGAATACCGGAGTCCATAAATCTAACTCCAGTACTATCTGCAGGAATGTCTTTAGTATTGTAACTCATCGTTATTTATTGGTTTAAAGTTTCACGTATTCTTTTGAGGAATTCATTACAATCATTTGGGATTGCGTCCTCTCCTTCACGTAGGAACATGGGTGGTGTTTTTGCAGATGTTCTTCCATCTGAATTAAGTTGTAAAATATACTCTCTTTTTGTACCATCTACTAATCTTACATCAGCAAAATGTACAATAGTAAAAGTTTTTTCTACACCTGCTTTGTTCCATTCATTACCTTTAACTGCTATTCGTCTTTCTGATACTCCTGTCTCAGTCTCTACATTTGCAGAGTGAGCAATAACAAAGATATCTTTATTATAGTGTTTAATTAAAAATACTAATTTTCCAATTTCTTCGTTGTAAAAGTTCCAGATATCAAAGTTTTTAAACTTTTCTCTAGCGGTTTTCAGTAAACTGTCTACGTATTCTGAGAAACTATCTAATACTACCTCTGTTATGGTATCATTTTTTGCGTATTCGATAAGTTGTTGATAAGTTTCCTGCCAAGTTTTGGGAAGTGCGTAATGTTTAAATTTGTTAACAAAAGGTAGAGGTTTACACTCAGAATTTATGTATCCACATGTGTCAGGATTCATGTTCCTGAAAGCCATTGTTTTGCCTTTACCAGACATTCCAACAATAGCAATAGGGTGTGGTTGTTTATTCATAAACCTCTATTAATTAAAATAAAAAATGTGACACTAAAGATATATTGGCATATATCCTGTAAGTTCTACGATCGAGGGCCAAAATCCTCTTAGTCTTCTCAGGTGTCACATGTGGGGTTCCCGCAAGGGAATACTAACCGTTTTTCTTTAGGCTCTCGAAAGGCACGGTCGAATTTTGGTGTAGGTTGGGCCTACGTTAAAACTATATTCCATCCTTCATTAACTCTTGCGGGATTAGGTTATTATGCTTTTATCAGATAATCTTTTTTATCACTGCGTCGAACGACCCAGTATTTCTGTCCGGAAATATTCACTGCTTCTTCATTTTTATTATTACGGTAAATATTATAACCTTTCAGACCAGCTTTAACGAAATTCTGATGTACAATATATTTTTTTCCAGCTACTTTGTTTTTCCTATTAACAGCAACATATCCATCTGTATAATAGACTTTCTTCTTTTTTGGTAATTCAATTTCAATTTCAATTTCACCATATTTTCTTAATAAAGCCCTTGGTAATTCAATTCCAATATCATATGTATTAACAACTTTTTTACCAGATAAAACAGAATAATATTGTTGCTGTACTTTACGTAATTGGTTATGTGTTGTGCAACAATGTGATGGTTGACGTCTTAGTAGCTTATGTGCTCTCGAATAATTTGCTTTATGATAATTTCGAATTGCTTTGACAATCTCTTTCCAATGATCAATTAAATCTAATGTAGGTAGGTTTGATGCTTCATTAAGTACATCTTCAATTTCTACTACGCGATAGTCATAATTATAAGGAGCAACTGCATCGCCAAAAACGACGATGTCTTCAGGTTCAATTTTTGAAAGTTTTTTTGTGGCAATACCACGAAGCTTCAGTTCTTTTAGTTTGGGATACTTACGAATTTCTTCAATAAGCTTTTTGATATAAATTCCGCTCGGGCCATCACTGTTAAAAATGATAACTGGCTTGACTTTTGTTTCTTCTTTATGAACGGATAAACGGGCAAATTTTGTTATAAAATTTTTCATTATTTTTGATTAATTAATTATAGAGGGATGCCTCTTCAATTGAATTGTATTTTAAATTATTTTCAAATACTAATATTTTAGGTTCGCCTTCTCGCATTTTTAGGAAGTGCATGTAAATTAAATTGTCGACAGGCAATTTGCTTGACCCATACTTTCTTATTCCTAATAATTCTGGGCGATGTAAGACCATTACTACATCAGAAACCTGAAATACAGAATCACTAGCCGCAATATCCCGTCTTACTGGGTAATGCAGAAGATGATTTGAAATTCTATCTTTGTCCTCGATTTCTCTATTCATTTGACTTAATTGGACAATAGATGTTTTTCCATACTTTTTGAGTTCCATGAAAATTCTTTGCATATCAGATATAACCCTTCTTTCAGATTCACCTCTTTTGTCTTTAATGAGGAGAGTATGATCTATTATGATAAGAAGCCATCTTCCTTTGACTACATTTTTATAAAAATCAATTATTGTGTTCCGTATTTCCTCAACATTACCTGGCCGATCTACATAATAGATAGGGTAATGTTTAATTTTTTCTGCTTGTTGGATTACCTGTTCATAATCCTGATCGCTAAGATTTGTTCTTGGATCATCCAAACCACTGTACAGTTCAGTAGTTGTTTTCTTCAGACGAGCACTTATTTTACGTCCTACTTGTTTCGAAGCTAACATCTCGAAATTGAATGAAAGCACCACAAAATCTTCGGTAGGGTTCAACTCAAACAAATCGGTTTCTAAAGAATTGGCAAAAGAACTTTTACCACTTCCTGAGATCCCACAAATTGTGTAAATTGTGTTTGGTTCTATACCACCCATACATTGACGATTAAACTTATGCCAACGGGTTTTCAACGATTTAACAGTTCCTTTACGTCTACTATCAATATACTGAAGAATCTCCTGGGTTGGCCCTTCGATATGGACATATTCAAGTTTATTCAATTGCTGTTCCATAACCAATAAATGAATTTCCGTTAACAGATTCCAAGTCTCGCACTTGGTCTTTGTATGATTCCCATCCCCTCTCGGATATCCATTTTGGTAATCGTCTCATATATTTCATGTTATCTGTTTCTTCTTTAATATCAATTTCTTCTTTTAAACATTTTAATATATGTTCATGTAAGGCTTTGTTTTTTTGTATAATTTTGGTGTAAATTGCACTAGCTCTATCTAGATCTGTTAGTAAATAATCAGTGTTACCATCTGGTCTGACGACGAATCTTGGATAATATTGGACAAGTTCTTCAAATGGATCGCCTCCAGTGATAAGCTCGACAAATTTGTCAGAGGGCTGTAATTTATTGTAATCATACGCTTCTGTTCTAGAGCTAAGTAACCAACCGAATTCAATCATTTCATCTATATCTGTTAATATTCTATTATCCATTTTTGTTTTTCGTAAATAATGGATTAGAATATCATATTCTTTTTCATGTATTAGATATAGTATTATGAAATAATGTGCATTGAGTTCGCCTTTTATCAGTTTATTTGTATCAAGCGTTATTAACATACTCTGACTTTATTAGAGCCTGAGATGTTTGCCAATATTAGATAAATCTGTTAATAGGCTTTATGTTTATATTTTAGTATTTTAATTGTTTTGCATTTATTTTTATAAGGTACTAAAACTTTTTTAAACAATATTTTTTTAAATGTTGGAACAGGTTTAATATTAACTTTAAATTCTATTTTTGCAAGAATGCAAATATCAATTTGATTTTTCGTTTGATATTTTTGACTGATAATCTCAATAATAAGCCTGGATTCTTTATTTGCCATTTAATGTAGTTAAGTTTTCTATGTTTTATGTATTCTTTTCGACAATTGGAACATTTAGTATATATCCATCCTTCGGTATCTATAATTACATTTTCAGTTGTTCCACACGTTTCACATATTTTATAAGATAAGTGCTCAGCTAACCAAACCATTCCATCTATTAATTTGTCTCCACCATAATAGTAGAAACGTAAACCTCCGAATTTTTCTTTAACTTGAACAATATTTGGATATTGTTTTTTATTTTGTTTACAATAAGAATGAATTGTTTCCATTAAAGCACTGATTAGCCAATACCATCCATCATCACATTCAAAACCAAATTGAATAGGCATAATTGGTCCTTTGTGATCTTTGAGATATTCGAAAAATTCTGGATATTTTCGTATTAATTCACTTTGATTTTTCATATTTTTTTTATTTTATATAATATACTTTAGTTGTATCTTCATCTCGTATTTCAAGATAATAGTGATTATGTTCTATGGCTACTCTTTCTTCTAAATCATCAATTCTATCACATAATCCACATATTATGAATAGTAAAATAATAAATAAGCAACCTATACCGTTTGATTCTTCTGATTTTTTTGACATATTAGAAAAGTTTTAATTGACGATCTTCAATAAGATCTATTATTTTTTGTGTTTCTCCGATATAATAATTATAATCTATTTCATATTCTTCAAAAAGTTTTTCTTCGTAATCATTAAAAATT